TGAAGTTGCAAAAGATGTAGCAACACTAGGAGGTGCTTTAACAGATGAAAAGGAACCTTACACACTTAAAAGGTTAAAGAAGGCTAGCAAACACTTAAACAAAGCTTTAGATTGAGGAGAATGAGAAGTGAAAGCGTACAAAGAATGGATTTTAGAAGTCCACAAAGATTTAAGTTTAAATGCTAGAAATTGGGTAAAACCATTTTTATGGCCTTTAGTAATATTGATTACTTTAATTTGTATCATGTTTATACCTCTTGGAGTGTTCTTGTTTTTACTAGAGAGGTATTTTTTAGAACCAATGTATGAATTATTTAAACTCATATTTACTAGAGGGCCCGACAATGAAAACCACCTGTGAAAATTGTGGCTATCAGTGTACTGGCGATGATTTCTGCAATTGCTGGACTTGTGATAGTTGTGGCAAGACATTTGATGAAGATCACCCAAAAGTAGAAGAGAGGGCTAAAGGTTTTAGCTTTATGAATCAATATTGTAAGGATTGTTATGAGGAGAGAGAGAAGTGATAAAAGAAATGATAAAATTGGTAAAAAAGCTACCTGATGCAGATTCGCATATTTTTGAGGCAGATGGATCAATATATATAACACAAGAATGGTTATGTGGCACTTTCGCGGGTAGGTCATTTAAAGGGGATACACTAGAAGAGGCTACGCAAAAAATGATAGATTACTTTCATAGACACATTAATCACGATAGCATAGTAGGCCAACATATAACAAATAGTGGGTTTCCCGATTTGAAAAGGGTTGAATCTTATTGTTTGAGTTTTTTGGAGGAGCCCCAATGAAAACAGATAAAGACTATTACTACCCAGAGACCCCCGAAGAACTAAGTGCCTTTTATGGGTATAGATACGAGGTTATGGGAATAGAAAAAACTTGGATTGATGAATATAACCATTTAACCGATGTCCAAATAGGTAACCCACCGAGATTTTACCGCATCCCAAAATTCACCCTAGACGATTTAAAGGTGGGGGATGTGGTGAGGTACGAAGGGAGTGTTATTGAATTATTTGATGAGACTCAATTAGAGTACTTTAAAAGACATTATATTGATGGGTATTCCGTTGAACTCCTTATCTCCCGTAATCTATGGGTGGAGGTGAAAGTATGATTGAATTACTTTTCCCGATAATATTTATGTTAATTGGTTTTTTATTAGGGTGTGCTTTTAATAAGTCGCAAAATAAAATAGAATCCGAGCACTATTTAAATAGTCCCGAAGATGATATTGAGGAAAGGCGTAGATAAATGACAGATAAAGAAAAACTAGAGAAAATCGTTGAAGTGATGGAGTGTTGGATGCAAGATAAGTTATTAACTAGTCTAATAAGAGAGTGGGTATTGCATAATTATGATCGCCTAGACTTCCCCCACGTAGCCGAACAAATATTGGAGGCACTAAATAAAAACTAAAAAACCAATAATTGACAAAATTTTTTATTTTTATTAATAAAATAATCAGAAAAGAGGTTTAAAATGGTTCCTGGTGTTGCAAATTATAAAGATTTTGTTAGAGGTGATACTATAAACGCTCGACAATTTACACTTACAAAAGACTCAAACCCAATAGACTTAACAAATTGTACTATTAAATGTGATTTTGTCTTAAATAAATCTATCCAAAGTAAAACGATAGGGAATGGAATTACTTTGATAGATGCAGCACAGGGACAATTTCAAATTGATTCCTTTGTTTTAGATAAGGTTGGGCAGTGGGATTATGACATTGAAATAACTTTTACAAGTGGTGAAATTAAAACCTACATAAAAGGTGTAATTAATATTGAAAGTGATGTCACAAAATGAGCGAAACTATAAATATTAATATTGTAGATGATGTTGAAAATGTAGACATTACTACAAATGAAACTACAGAAGAAGTCACTGCTAATGTAAGCACAACAAACGAAAATGTGAGTGTTGATGTTGATGAAGTAGGTCAAAAAGGTGACAAGGGTGATAAAGGTGATAAGGGCGACCAAGGTGACCCAGGCCCACAAGGCCCACCAGGTGACAACAATGGCAAAACAGGCTTTATTGATTACAATGACACCACAGGCGCAATAAATTTACAAGAGGAAACTTGGACAGATGTACCAAACAACGGGCAAGGGCAGTTCTCAAATAGTTCATATAAACCCGATGGAGTTAATGAGGTTTTAGATACTTCAACGGGCTATCTTGATTTTACTGATTTAACTTTGGGCAGTGAGATACTAATAAGACATGATTTTAGTGTAAACCCAAACACAAATAACGCACTCTTACAAGTTAGGTATGTACTAGGTCAAGGCGCGGGTGAATATCCTCTTTTATTTTGGAGTGAGCGACTTGATAATGGGTCTGGAATTGCTTATCAACGCGTGCCATCATTCCCCATCTATATGGGCGACACCAACACAAAAGGTGGTGTAGGTAAATTACAAATTAAATTAAGTACAACGGGCACATTTACAAATGCGGGCTCTTACATTTCAATAAGGTTAAAATAAAATGAGTATTAAGATTTATAAAGATGAGGCCGCCAATAGTATTTTTATTGAAGACGCAAATGGGGCACAATTTTTAAATAGTTTGCAGGCTTCTGTAGATAGTTCAAATGTAAGTATAACAGACTTAGCGCGACAAATAGAAATTGTATCAAATGCAGCGCACACCGACTTTATTGATGAAAATGACACTCAATATCCAGGAGATGCTACAGCAGTATGCAACGCCCTAAATGCAATTTTTCAAAGTAGCGGAACTCCAACGGGTGAAATCCCAAATATTACAAGCACACTCGCAATAAATAGCGATGCGGGCGACACGATAAACTATGAACTAACTGCACAATATGGTGTTGGTTACGAATGGGATTTATCAAACGTGCCTGGTATAACTACAGTTGAGGGCAATAGTAGAAAATTAATAGGCGGGTCAAGTCTAGGAGTGGGTACATATAACATACCCGTTAAGGCTATAAACTACAATGGTGAAGACTCCGAAACGATAGTTTTGACCATATCAACACCACCATTTTCAAATACTAAAAGTGTACAATTTAATCAAAATGATTGGTTGGGGGCAAATGCTTCTTTATTAGATTCTACACTAGGCAGAAGTGGCAACGGTTCTGGAAGTGGTGACGCTTGGTCTATTAGCTTTTACTTCAAAGCTGGGTCAAGTAATAACCAACAACAAACCATTTTTTATTTTGGCTCAAACGATGTAACCAATGGAAATCACATGAGAATCTATTGGAATGGCAACAATTCAGCCCGCCAAAGATTAATTTTTCAATATGGTAGCGCAAATAATAGATTAGTACTTCAAACCCCTGTAAATAGCGTCTCAAACGATGGTTTATGGCATCACTATATGATTACTTATAACGGAGGCACAACGGGCTCAAGTAGTGGTCAAATAAGCAATTACTATAATAGGTTTAAAATTTTTCAAGATGGAACCCAATTAACTACTTCAAATAGCAATAGCAATTTTGGTAATAGTACAGGCTTAAGTGGTCAAAACTTAAGAATAGGCCGATACAACTCAAGCGGATATATGCGCAATAACTGTAAGATAGATGAATTTGCTATATGGGATTCAGACCAAAGCGGGAACATATCAGATATTTACAATAGTGCTACTCCTTTTGATTTAATGACCCTAAGCCCACAACCAAAACATTGGTGGCGTATGGGTGATGGTGATACATTTGCAAACTTGCTAGATAGTGGCAGTGGGGGCAATTGTGTTTTTATTATGAACAATATGACCAGCGCAGACATTGTAAACGATGTACCATAAATAAAAAATAAAAAAGAGAAAGGGCTTTTTTATGTATGACAATCAATGGCAATACTTAGATATTAAGCCAATGAGTGTAAATAAGGCCTATACAGGTAAAAGACATAAAACAAAAGAATATCAATTCTATCAAATGAAGGTTAGGGCTAGGCTATTAAACCTAGATATACCATTTTCAGAAAAGTATTTGATTAAAATAAATTTTGGTTTTTCAAATAATGCCGCCGATTGGGACAACCCAATAAAACCCTTTCAAGACATATTACAAACTAAATACAAATTCGATGATAAAGTAATCTTCAAGGGTATTGTTGAAAAGTTTAAAGTACCAAAAGGTCATGAATTTATTGAATTTAAAATTGAACCATACGAACAAAAACCCTGGATAAGAAATGTGGAATAAACTTAAAGAAGGTCAAGCCTTTTACGCGCCGAACTGCAATAAACCCTTTTATTTTATGTTTAAATATGGCAAAAGAGTGGCATATTGGAATAGTAGAGGGGAGAAGATAATCGCAAATGAATCAGCCTTTATCCCTAGTTTAATAAAAAATACTTGACACTTGCAAAGTAATAAGCTAAAATAGATACAGGCAACCAAGGGCACTAACTAAACTTTATCACACACCGCCTAAGGTTGCTTTTTTTTTACACACGAAAAGAAGAAAAAAGAAAGGACAACAAATCATGTCAAAAACACACTTTAGAAAAGCTTATAAATCTGATCATCTAGGCGTGCCAGACCTAGAAGAGTTTAAAGAAAACGGGTCTAATCTAATCTTTACTATTAAAGAGGTAAGGTTTAAAACAGGTGAAAGAGTTGCGGGTACTAAAGGGGATTTTAATATTGCATATTTTGCCGAAAATATTAAACCCTTAGTTTTGAACGCTACAAATGCAAAAGCCATCCAAAAATTAACTAAGTCGAGCTTTCTTGAAGATTGGAAAAACTTAAGAGTTCAACTTTTAATTGATAACAATGTCAAATTTAAGGGCGAAGTGGTCGAGGGTGTACGTATTAGCCCAAATCCCGTTAAACCTAAAGAGTTATTGACACCAAATCACCCGAAATGGAAAGATGCAGCAAAAGCACTTAAAGCGGGTCAAACTAGCTTAGAAGCAATTCGCAAAAGTTACGATATAACCGATGCAGATTTTAAAAAATTAGAGTCTGAAAATGTGGCATAATGTTGAGCAAAATAGTGACGAGTGGTTTAAACTAAGAATAGGTAAGGCCACATCGTCAAACTTTGCTAAAATCATGGCTTATGACTGTAAAAAATGGGGTCAAGGTGCTATTGAGTATGCAGAAAATTTAGCACTTGAAATATGTACAGGTGAAAGAGATGAAACTAATTTTAAATCGTATTATATGGAAAGGGGGAACGAGCTTGAACCTTTGGCTATCCAAATGTATGAAAAACTTAACTTTTGCTCTGTTACAAATGGTGGCTTTTTTTCTGATAATGATTGCTTTGGTGATAGTCCTGATGGAATCATTGGTAACATTGGTTGTCTTGAAGTCAAAAGTGTTATACCAAAAACTCAATGGAAAAGAATCAAATCGGGTAAATATGATGAAATTTATAAATGGCAAATTTACGGACACCTTTTAATAGGTGGCTTTAAGTGGTGTGATTTTGTGAGTTTTTGCCCAGAAATGCCCGAAAATAAACAGCTTCTAACTTTTAGAATCGAAAGAGACGAAGAAGAATTAAATAAACTAAATGAAAGACTTATCGAGTTTTGGGGCTTAGTCCAGGAACACGTTAAGATGTTAACCGAAGAAGGAGAATAAAAAATGGCAGCATTAAACAAAGTTTTAGTTATTGGTAACTTAGGAAAAGACCCCGAAGTAAGAATGGCGGGTGAGGCTAAGGTAGCTAGTTTTAGTGTAGCAGTAACAGAACGCTACAACGACAGAAACGGACAACGACAAGAAAAAACCGAATGGGTAAATGTTGAACTTTGGGCACGTTTGGCAGAAATAGCCGAGCAGTATCTAAAAAAGGGCTCACCTGTTTATGTTGAGGGCAAGCTAGAAACTCAAAGTTGGGAAACACAAGAAGGTGAGAAACGCTATAAAACAATAGTTAGAGGCTTATCTCTTCAAATGTTGGGCGGGGGTCAAGGTGGCTCAAATGGTGGCGAATCATTTAATAAAGCACCCAGCGCAGTTGAGGATGACTTACCATTCTAATCTAAGGGCTTAATTGCCCTTATTTTTCACACATTAAGAAAAGGAAAAACACACGATGAATCTCGAAGGTTTACAACAAAAAATTAATAAATACAATAAAAAACACTCAACAAATTGGGCTATACTACTAGAAACGACAACCGATGTTTTTATAGTAGATAAAGAAGATAACACCAAAAGCCCTAAGTGGTGGCCTAATAATTTAACAGCTGAAACAATAAAAAAGGCTTGTGAATTAGTGCCAAGTGTTGAAGAAGAAAAAACGCATATAGTAAAGCTATTTGAAAATAATGGACAAGGCCCAATAGGTAGCTACAGAGTGAATGAAAAACAATTTGTTTATTTATCTGCACTTATTAGACACGAGCTTGGCTTATGAGCAATATTTTTGCACCAAGAAAAACACCAATAAAAGAAGGCCAAACGCGCGTTTATTATGGTGGTGCTGGATACAAACACGAGTGCATAATTAAAGAAGTTTACGAAAAACACGTATTAATAGAAATAAATGGAGAACTACTTACAATGCCGACTTTTACAATAGGAGAAGAGATAAAATGAGAGTTTCAGAATTTGCAAAGCTGCACAACCTGGAGAGACAAGCTATTTATTACCACATAAAAAAAATGAAAATGAAAGTTAGGCTACAAAATGGAATAGGCAAACTAACAAACAAACAAATGGAGCGGATAAAATCTAGGATGAAAGAAGAAAATCGCTTGACAGGTGAAAAGTAAAGGTTTATAATTGAGATACACACGAAACATAAAATAAGGATTATAAATGGAAATTTTATTAAGAGCAGTTTTAAATATTTATTTAGTAATGGCATTTGTTACTCATTATACTTCATTTCTTGAATTTATAAGTTATCTACCCATAATAAAAGATGCTAGCGACGATGGGTTTATTATTGGGTTTTTTGCTTTGACAATGATTATAATGAAGGTATTAATAACGTATTTAGTATGGAGTGTAAATGTTACAATCAATATCAACAATTAATTTTTCACTATTCTTTTCTATTTGTTGTGCCTTTATGCTTTTAGGTATATGGGCATATAATAAGGCTTTAAACGCTGCTAAATATTATAGCTATACAATTAAACCCTTAAAGAATAATATTAAGCCTAAGCCACTAGAAAGGCTAGTCAAGAAAAGATATTTTAAGGTAAATGATGAGTGGAAATTAATGACAACAAGAACGGCAGAACAATAAATGAAAGATTACGATATTTTAATTGAAAGAGGAATTGATTTAGAACTTTGTATTCAAAGAATGAATAGAAGAATAGACACAAAGAAAAATCAACACTGCCCTAAATTTAATGGCGTTGGAAATGACATCACACAATACAAAAGCGGAAATTATAGAATAACTACTTTTCAAGCTCACCCAATGGTAAGAGGTGAACTTTTTGAAGTTTGCACATACCAGGAGAAATAGCAATGATAGAACTTAGTATATTATTTCAATACACACTAGCCTATATATTAGCAGAAAAGGGCTATAAATACGCGTTAATAGCTTTTATTGTGCCTTGGTTTGTTTGGTTTAAAGCGTTTT